GAAACTTAGCTTGTAACATATGAGCACCTACTACATCTATCATAAATCCTTTTTTATGTTGTCGCTGAATAATCTTGGCAACTTTATGTTCTAACTCAATAGACTCTCCAAAATCTTCCGTCTTTCTACAAAGAAATTTATATAACTTCTCTGTTAAATCAACATCATTCCTGCAATACTTTAACATCTCTTCACTAAAATAATCAAAGTTATCAAACTCAATTTTCTTTTTATAAAGTTTTTCACCCCAGTTTTTTAATGAGTGTCCACCCTCTAGCATAGGGTTAAGCAATCTAGATAAAACTAATGTATCAGTTATCTTACAATTTTTAAATACATCATATCCAAAAAATTTATTTAATACTGGTATATCAAATCCAATAATGTTATGTCCAATAACTTCTTTAGTTTGTTTTAAAAAATCTGCAAACCTATGTACTCTATCTTCTTTAAATTGATAATAAGTATTGTTATGTTTACAAACAATGCACCAAATTTTATCTACGTTAAGAGTTGTTTCAATATCAAATATTACTTTATCAAAAGTCACTTGATGTTACCTCTGCTAGTCTGCCAGTATCCATATCATACTTTAAGTCACAACAAGGTCCAGTAATACCTGAGAATCTATTCTTTAACACTCTTACCTTAGTGGTATGTCGGATTTCAGGGTCATCATGCTGTGCGTCTCTCTCAAGCCCTATAACCATGTCACTTAACTGACCTATAGAAGCCGAACCTCTTAGTTGAGATAGAGATGTAGCTGCACCCTCTTCATGTCCTTTACCATCAGGTCTCCTTAAATGTGAGACTACTATCATAGCTATGCCTGTTTCTTGTACAAGAGTTCTAAGTCTAGTCATTATTTCATCTAAAGCTTTTCTCTCATCTCCATGTGACTGGTCTGATACTATGATACTAACATGGTCTATGATAATATATTTACAATCTAATCCTTTAGCTAAATATCTTACTCTTGAAATTATATTATCAATAGTGTTAGAACCAAAATGGTCAAACAAAAATACTCTACCACTACCTGTGGTTGCATCAAAATGTTTTTGCCATTCTTCTTTAGAAATATGAACATCAGGTAAATGTAATCTTTGATTCGCCTCAATACTCATTATCCCTTTAGATGTTACTACAGGATTTTCTTCCAACATTAATAAACCAAGATTATCTTTTGTTTGTTTTAATAGATGATGGATTAACTCTCTAATTACTTGAGTCTTACCCAACCCACTACCTGAAGTAAAGGTAACTAATTCAGAAGCTCGTAAACCATACGTCATTTTATTTAATCCTTCAAATGGATACTGAACAAATGATTGTACACTAGGTTTAATTATGTCATCAAATAAAGTATTGGCATTAATAATACCATCAGGAGCAAATCGTTTTGCATTCCAAAATGCTTGAGTATAAATCTGTATTTTATTTTTAACTAAACAATCTGAAGCATCTTTAAATTCTTGAGGGAGATGCATAATTTTACATTTCCCAGGTGAAAATAATTCAGCTACTTTTAATGCACCCTCTTTACCTTGTTCATCATTATCAAAATTAATAAGAATATTTTGAAATTGTTCTAGCCATTCGAGACTATTCTTAATATCTTTAACTGCAGAAGCTACACCATGTTTAATACTTACTACTGGAGTTTCATACTTACCTGTATAAAACATTTGATAAGCTGATAAACAATCTATCTCACCTTCAGTAATTATAATAAATTTATTTTTAGAGAATAAATGTTCTCCAAATAATCCTGCTTGGTGAGTATTACCCTGTACACTAAATTCTTTTGACTTTGTATATCTAGTTTTTGTTGCAATCTTTGAACCTTGTTTATCATGGTAAGGATAATAATGATTAGTTATAGTACCCATGCTATCTGTCTTAACAGATACACCATATTTTTTACAAGTATTTTCTGAAAGATTTCTGTCTACTATTTCTGTAAAGTCTGATTGCTGTGAAAAGTTTTGCACTTTAGATTCCTGTTTTCCATTTGTTATCGGTTGTGTTTCCATATCATATTCCTTTATATATTGTTGACATGAAAAACAATAAGCCGAACTATCTGCATTAACAGAAACCGCATCACTACTTTTACATAGTGGACATGGTAGATGATACTTTACAAATCCTTTTTTATTTATTTCCATTGTCGCCCTCATAATTAATTTCTAAAAAAAAGGAGAGCCAACCTGTTGTCAAGCTGACCCTCCTGTAGGAGTAGAAAATGAGTCATGTATTATGACTGTTAATGTTGTATCAAAAATCTTCTTTGATGTCAACACCATTAGAAGATTTTTTTTCTATATTAAAATCTTCATTGGGAGTAAATTCCACTAAATCCAGTACCTGTACAGCTTGTAAATCTAAACCTTTGCCCTTCTTACCTTTAAAATTCCAGTCATAAGATTTATACATTACTTTTACTTTACTGCCATTACCGACTATTTTATCAATAGGTTTCTTTTCAGCATCCACTAATTGTGGTTGTTGGTTCTTATCTCCATTTGCTTTAGAAACCTTTCTTTTAAATCTAAGAATATTACTTACTACTTTGTCATCAGATTTTGTTTCTCCAACTGCAAAGCCATTAGTTTTAAAAGTACCTGCAGTTGCATCATCAACTGCTAAATCAATTCTCCACATAGGTTCAAACTTTTCGTTTGGTCTCTTTAGAGAAGCCCAGTATGCTGTGCCTTCAATTATTGCCATATGTTTTTTCCTTTGTTATTTATATTTTTATATTGCATATCATCTTGTATCATTTTTAATCCTCGTTGTCAACGTCTAGCTCATCTTTTTTTTCTAATACCTCATCTATTTTTTCATTAATTATCCTCTTAAAAGTGGCTTTTTTACTAGCTTTTTCCTCTAGTTCATGGATTTTTTTACCCATAGAGTGTACATCTAAATTAGATTGTTCTAATTTAATTAAAATTTGTTTAATCTTAGAATCTTTTTGAGAAATTAATTTAATAGCATCATCTTTCTCTTGAGTTAAATCTGCAATCTGATGTTTTAATTCTGTAACTAATTCTTTATCACTCATATATTATTGACAACTCTCGCATTCATTATTACTATCTACAACTACATCCTTCTTGCACATACAAGCAGTACAAGGACACACCCCTAGCATATCTGAATGCTCCATTAAAGAACAATGACACCTACAGTTACAACTTAAACATCTATTAATATCGCCCATCACTTCTCCTAATTAATTATTTTCTTTTTTTCTTTTTAATTTTTCTTTTCTTCTTTTTAATTTTTATTCTTTCTCTTGTAATTTTTCTTTTCTTTACTTCAACTGGTCGTCTTGAACAATGAATAACCAAGTATAATAAACTCATTGATAGAAGAACAATAGATACAGCTAGGAAAAAAGATAGATAACAAAGCTGAAATGCATCTATTGTTATCACAAGTCTTTCATGTTTAGTACTAGCTAATATAATACTTTCATCAGGTTTGATTTCTACTGAAGATGCTACCTTAATATGGTCATCCTTTCGTTCAGAAAAATCATGTGCTAGTACCTCAATAACTAAATCTTTAACCTCTTTAGCTTTAATTACATACTCATATGCATGAGTTTTAATACCTTTATCCGTTACTAAATAAGTTGTTAAGTCTACACCACTATATGCTTTTGCATAAACATTATTACTTATTGCTAGACTTGAGCCACTAGATAACAATGCAAACTCACTACATCCAGTTAATAATAATAAACCAACTATTAATCCTAAACATTTTTTAATCATAATAATCTATTCCTATGTAATTGACCCACCCATACGTGTTCTTGTTGTTTATCTTTATCTAATTTTTCAAAACAATCTTGACATATCTTTAAATTTCTATCATGGATATGCCTTCGCATAGTACCACCACTTTCTTTTCTATCACAAGTTCTACAAATATCTCCAAAATTTGTACCACCATCCATCATTCCCATAATTATATTCCAACAACTATAATATAAACTAACACACCAATTACTACTGAAACACTCGCCACTCCTGCACCTGTATATATTTTATTCATTGTCTCTCCTTTATAGTTCATAACACTTCTCTGTAAATAATTCTTTAATAGGTATGACTACACATTTAGATGCTCTGTAATCTCCTATCTGTTTAGTATGTGTCTTCTTATATTTGTTTACTATTTTTTTTAATCTTGATACTCTAAAGACTAACATACAATGTTCTTTACCATTAAGTTCTAGTATTTGAAACCACCATTTAGCTTCTGTCTTCTCTATACCACTTGGCTTACCTCTAAACTCATACTCAACAGCAATATTCCCTGTCTTTCTCCACCAACTACGTTCTGTTTTAACTTCTACTTTACCGCCCTTAAATAAGTCGGCTACTCTCTTCTCTCTTATCTGACCATACTTTAAATCAATATCAAACTTTGCTGTTTTATTTAAGTCACCCATAAATTAATGAAAACTACACAGATAACTTGTGAGAAACTTATTTAAATTCTTATGTTCAAAAAGTTTTTTTGTATTAGCTTTTTTTAATTGATTAAAAGTTTTGACTATAAAGGATGGTTCAAAGTCAGAGTGGTCACAAACTTCGCAGAATTGCGTGTCGTTTGTATTAAACCAAGACTGTGCATCTTGGACTATCTTCGTTCTATGTTTACCCCATGCATGAATATCTATATCAAGGGCATCCATAATGGCTCGGACTATAACACTTCTCCATATAAGTATATGAGGTGTTATGGTTCTGCCTTCACCTTTTCCTCCAAAGAGGGCTGGTGCATTTCTATTTTGTATCATACTTCATTTCGTTGTCCAAGTATTTAGCAATTAGTTTAGGTTTTTTATTCTTTACAATCCTTGAGTGAAACTCTCTTTGTCTCAGGATTCTCGCCATTGGATTTCTTGACTTTATTATTGTATGTTTCTTCATCAATTTCCTCAACAGTATTCCTGTGAACCTTTACTTCTTTGCCAACGATATTAGAATAAGGACTCCAATTTAAATTTTCTTTAGCTTGGTGTAGTAATGTTCCTGAATTGTAATAGTCTTCGATACACATATCTACATTCACCCAAGATTTTTTCATAAAGAATTTATTTGCCATAGTCCTATCCAACAAAATGTTGTTTAATATAATAAACGGATTTCTCCCATCTATTTTTTATTGGGAGTACTACTATTATACTGTC